TTTAACAACCATTGGTTATAAGGTTCTCTTGTACTAAGTCTATCTGCTAAATGGTGCAATACATCCCCATCTATAAAAACCGCTACATGATTTAAACCATTAGCCAATATTGACATAAATAAAAGATCACCATTTTGTAATTTATCTTCTGGTTTTAATTCTACAAAACCTGTTTCTGCGGCACATCTTTCAAACATAGGATCTTCAATAAATTCTTCTGGTGTTGTAGGTCTTTTCCAATCTCTAAGTTCTATATTTTTATTTTCTTTATACCAATCTCTAACTAATGCCCAACAATCAGTAACACCCCATACCCATTGCCTACCAATTAAAGGTGCTTTATATCCTGTTGGTTCACAGTAACCCCATGTTTCTGTTTTAGGGTTAACAATATACCATTTTAAATTACTATGTTCACAGGCTACTTTATCTGCTTCGCTAGGTGATGGTGGCGTTACAGGATGACTATGTACAATAGCTGTTATTTCTCCTAAATCACTGCCTTTTACATAATCTTCAGGATCAAGAATAAAACATTGATGACCTGATAAAGATAAATTACGGCATGGAAAATATTGTTCTTTACCTCGAATATTTAATAACAAACCGCAAGATTCTTTAGGGTCTTCTCTTTGGGCATGAAGTAATGCTTTATATTTCCAAGTCATTAGATAAATGTACCAATACTAGGAAATAAATCTCTTGTACATTGCCTACCAATTCTTACACCTGCTAAATCAAAACTTGCAGCTAATTCAAATGTAACAACATCTCTATTTTCTGCTGATTTTCTACGTATTTTATATGTAATTTCTTCTTTTGCAGTAGGGTCTGGCGTACCTAATGGATTTGTACCACCACTAAAATTAACAGCATCAATATATTTAGCAGTTGTTCTTATACGTTTTACAGTTGCACCTGTAAGATCATTACCTGTTGTTACTGTATTTACATTTAATAATATTGCTGTAATAGTTCCTAATGCGTTACTAATACTTATATTTGGTCTTGGTATTTGGCCTCTTTTATATGCAAAACCTGTAGCTTCAACAGGAAAACGCAAATAACTATTACCTGCAAAAACTAATTGACCATTTAAATTAAGATTGCTACCTGCATGAAATCTATAAGTTTGTGTAGAACCATGTAATGTAGCGTCAGTTGTCAGTTCAAATAATTCTATTACAGCAGATGGATTTAAACTTTGTAAATCAGTAATAATAGGGGCTGTACTCATGGTTCAAACACCTCCCTAAACGTAGCTGTAATAGTAGCTCTATTAGGAAAGTTTATTATTTTCTGCCATTTATCACAAACAAATTTAGATGATGAACTTTCATTGGGTGGCGTGTAATCAAAACTAGCCCTATCTTCTGCCCTGCTATCTAAAAATGCTTCTACAGTATCACTATCTGTTTCACTTAAATTATTCCATGTAAGATTATATTGTTTTGGGTTTTTATGTTCACTAAGTCCTAGTTGTATTCTATGTTCATACCCATCTGCAAATCTAATTATTCTAGTATTAGGTGCTGAATTTTTACGTAAACCATAGCTTGGTTCAATGCTTGGAAAAGTTGCCATTATGCTAATAAACCTCCTGGTCTTTTTTGTATAATTAATTCTGATTGTATAGCGGCAGCAAGGATTGTGCCTAATTCCCTACCACCTTGCTCATCACCTTCCACAGAACTACCAGAAGCATCTACATTAACAACAATATTACCAATAGAACCACCTGTTGCCTGTACACCTAATTTACCATTTCTACCTCTTTTAAGCGGCATTATCGCCTCTGCACCTGCTTCACCCATAAGTCCCATACCATTAGCCATAGGAAATAAAGTTGGCTTATTTACAATGCCACCATAAGCATATTTTTGTACCTTTCCATCAACAAAAGCGTTACCATCTGCATTACCAAATAAACCACCTAAAAAACCAGCTAAAGGTTTAGTAATGCTTTGTTGTATGGCTATTCTTGCCATATCTGCAATTATACTATTAGCTAATTTTTTAAAACTTAAAGTACCTGTCATAACAAAATCTACTAATGCATCTTCCATACCTTTTATACCTTTCACAACTACATCACCAAATGCATCACCAACACTTTTAATACTATCTATAAATGTATCAATCTTTGAAGTCATTGCTTCACCAAATGTTTTTTCTAACATATCACCAGTTTGTGATCCATATTCTTCACTTGCTTGTGATGAACCGTACCAAATATTTTCAAAAGTTTTCATATCTTTTTCAAATTGCTCTCTAGTTGTAGCTAAACCATTTTGAAACTCTTCATTTGCACCCGCAAAATCAAATTGGGCAGCTTTCCAAAATGTTTTTGCAACTGATATAACAGTACTTCCTAAAAACTTAAACCCTGCTACAGCAGTAAATACAGTACTAGCTAGTGTTTTAATAACAAAATTAATACTTTCAAATAACCAAGTTAAATCAGCACCATCTTTTGTTATGTTATTGAACATCCCTACTAAATTATTAAGAGTAGGTAATAAATGATCTGCCATTTGTGAAGCAAAACCTGCTGTCTTTATACCTAAACCTGCTATTTGATCATTAAAAAATTCAGCATTTTGTGCGAAATTATCTGATACTTCAAAATTAAATTCATTTAAAGATGCAGCACCTTCATTTAAAAGGTTAACAAGATTAGATCCCGACCTGCCAAATATTTCCATTGCAATAGCGGCTTTAGTAGCACCATCTTCCATTTCTGAAAAACGATTAGCAATTTCATTCAATATCTGCTCATTTGTTTTCATTACTCCGTCTGTAGTCCTTACAGATATTCCCAAAGCATCAAAAGCATCTTTATATGTCTTTACACCTTGATCTGCTTCACGCATTGACTGCGCTAATCTTCTTAAACCTTTTTCTATTGTTTCCTGTTCTACACCTGCCAACTTACCTGCGTTAACATATGATTGCAATGTATTAGCGGCTATACCTGTTTGTACTTCTAATTTACCAAAAGCATCTGCCGCATCTATTGATTGCTTGACCATATTAACTAATGCGCCAGCAGATAATATTAAACCAAAAGCAGCAAATGCCTTAGTTAAACCACTCATTGCTAAACGTAAATTTTTAACCTTTCCTTGTACGCCTTGCATTGAATTACCAAGACGTTTAATACCTTTTACACCTTTTGTTTTTGCCGCTATTAATAAATCAAATTTTGCCGCCATTTATTTATTCTCCTTATTAACTGTCTTAATAACTGCAGCTTCTATAATTTGTATGCTTTCCATTAATGCTACAGGTTTATCTGTATACAGTTTAATCATTTCTAACACGCTTGTATAGTCTAACCCAATAATTCCACCCATTCCTACACGCCATTGCGTCTGTACTTTTAAAAACATATTTACAGCTTCCCAGTTTTCTGAATATACATAAAAATTTTGATCTACTTCTTTTTTTTCAACAGTGACACCTAATACTGCGTCATCTTCTGCTGTTTTATCTACGACAGTTGAACCAGAAGCCCAATATTCACCTGCCTCTATTAGTTTTTTATGTTCTTATTCTTACAAGATTCAACAAATGCATATGATATTGCAGTTGCAACACCTCTTACATCTAATAACATTGCTTTATTTTTTTTATTAAATGGAACTTCTGTGCCATCTGACATTTCCATTTCTTCCCATCCTAAAAGAATTTCATTAGCAACATCAACATCTAACATTTCTTGATTTGCCACCTGTTTCATCATTTCTTGTAACCTAGTTTGTGAAATGTTTTTAAAAACTGCAATAAAATATTGTGTCTCTGTATCATTATCTACAGGCACGTCAATTTCCACCTTCCATTTGTAGGTGTTGCTTTGATCTAAAACAAAAGCCATTTTGTCTAAAAGTATTTACTAACTAGGGTATACCCTTTTTATAATCTATGCAACTTTAGGTATAGACTAATTGAAATTCATTATTAGCTGATGCTGTAGGTACTGCCATAAATGGTAAAGATAGCATTGTTATGCCGTCTGATTCCTCATAAGTAGGCTGTCCTAAATCTGTTTGTGGGCAAGATACTGTGACTTTATTACCTGCAGTTGTTCCATGAAGCCAAGTGTTTGTCCCAGTAGAGGTATTAGTATAGTCTGTAAAAAAGTTATGCGCTGATAAAGCAACAGCTTCTACAACAGCAGTACCAGAAGGTTTACGATCAGTAATTATTACTTCTTTGGTGCCACCTACTAATTCTCTATAAATTACTTCATTATTAAAATCTAGGTTCCATGATTGCAATGCGGCACCATAACCAAATATAGAGAAAGCAGAAGTACTACCATTTTTAAATATTAAAGGTGATGCTTGATTGCTAACTGTTACAGATGGTGAAGCATCATCAGTAGGGGCTGTAAATAATCCCGTCATATTAAAAGAAATACGTGGAATATTATTTACTTCACAATTAATACTAAATGTGCCTCTACAACCTTTAACAATATGTCTAACGCCATCATAATTAACAAATAACGTAACGCTGTCAGATGGTGTTGCCGCAGGTGCATAAGTAACTGTATTTCCACCGCTTATCGTTTCACTAAGTCCACACGCTTTTAATACTGCTCCATACTTAGGTGCTGTACCTGCACTTCCACTACCCGCCATTTCTACATCAAAGGTTACATTAACTCTTGTATTAGCAGGTATTACTTCATAGTTACCCATATATGGCCTTATTAAATCTCTACTAACTTCATCACTTTGTATAGGTTCTATATTCAGATCAATTACCTGTACATAGTTAGCTGAACCTGTTGGGTTAGGG